AGGTCTTGATATCCCAAACCTGAGAAGTTAGCATCAAATGATACTGAGTCAGATAGTGAGTATGAGTTGTAAGGTAGAACTAGATCATCTGCGGCGTATGAAATCTTTGGGCCACGCTCGTAGTTGATTGAACCGAAAGCAGTTGTTGTTGTTTCGGTGATTCCCGGCCAAGTGTTACCAATTCCACCAGTACCTGTACCTGTGTAACCAGTAATACGCTTTACGCGGTGTGAAGTACCGACACCCTTTTTACGAACAATCTTGTTGCGTAGAGGTGTTGGGCGTGGTGTTAGAAGTTTCGATGGCGCTTCTAGGTCGAAGGCCGCGAAAGATGTTGATAGAGGAACTGTTAGGGAAATATCCTTAACAATATCTGCGGTTGCGGTGCGTTGTGCGGCAAGCGCGTTGTTTAGAGCGCCAACTGCATCAGGTGATAGCGACTTGTTTGTTACAAGTGCTTCGATCTGTGAAGTAGCATCAACTTGTGGTGCTTGTCCGGGTACTGATGAAGCGTTTGAGAAAGACTTGTTTAGTTCGCCAAGGTATTGATCTTGGAGTTCTGCGGCTTTCTTTGGCTTCACATCACCGAACAGGTCTGTTGCTTTAGGCATCTGTGCCATAAGTGTTGTCCTTTTCGTTAAGTGTGTTATTCGTTCTCGTCAGAGATTGGCAAGCCACCCTTAGCAGAAAATTCTGCGTAAAGTGCTTGGTATCCCTTGCGAAGAACTGGATCGGTTGTTGCATCAGCCTTAGCCTTGTATGTTGCGGCCTTGACTAGGTATTCATTTGATTGTGCGCCTGAGATTACTGCGGTGCGCTTTGGGCCACCTGCAACGCTCTTAGACAATGCCGTTGCTAGTTCGGTTTCAAGTTTCATTGACTTCTCTAGGACAGACTCTTTTTCTGCCTTTAGTGAAGCAATCTCGGCTTCTACCGATTTCATAGCACTCTTAACGGCTTGTTCAACAATGGTTTCGATGCCATTGTCATCTGAGGTTTCAACCTCAGAAACTTCGGTTACTTCGGTTTCTGCTACAACTTCGGTAGCAACTTCATCGGCTTCGGCTGACTTTGGAGTTTCATCAGGAGAAACGATTTGTGCGGTAGTTACATCTGTGCGCCCGTGTGCATCGGCTGGCTTATCGCAACCGCACTCTAGGCACTTGCCAGTAACAGACTTTTCTGCATCTGCTTCTACGGCCTTTGAACACTTGCACATCTTAGAATCGCAACCTTTGTCAGCGCCACAAGATTCGCAATCGCATCCACAAGAATCATCCTTAGCAACTTCGGCTTCTGCTGAAAGTTCGATTGTGTTGAGATCAGGGGCAGTAACTTCGCCCTCTTCAACTTCGCCTTCATACCAGTTGCGTAGGTGCTTTAGAGCATCTAATAGGTTTTCGATTGAATCGCGCTCGCTATGTTCGGCTGAAATTTCTTTAGCCTCTACAACGATTAGATCAGCAATAGCCTTGATAGCAGTATCAAATAGTGCTTGATCGAATTTCACGGTATCAGGAGTCAATGACTTAGCCAATTCCGTAATTTGCTTAATTGTTTCCATCTTTGACCCTTTCTTGGTGGTCTTAATAACATCGCTTGGAAGCGGTGCTTTGTATTCGTGCAATTCCTCAACCTGAACAAGTGAGGATTCTCCTTCAACGCTCTTAGCCATAATCAACTTAGCGTTTGGATTCGCCGGGCGATCCACTAGAGAAACTTCGATAATCTGTCCATCAATGATTCGACCATTAACGGCTTTGGTGTCGCGCACAACGCGTGGGGATTTGATTCCTATTGAGAAGCCTTTAAGAACTCCTGCTTCCACTTTTTTAACGCTAACGGGATCAACAACAAGAGCAGAAATGTAATGACCATCGCTTTTCGCTTCATATTCTTTTGCAACTCCAGCCGCAATGTTTGAGTGTTGTTCGCGGATATTGCCACCTGATTTAAACCATTGTGGCATTGCAGTATCTAGCCACGCAGGATCGCAAATCTGTTGATCCATATCAATAGAATCATCGGTTGCTTTACCATAAACAGTAAGCGTTCCGTCTGAGTGCTTGTCTGCTTTGATTAACTCTGCATAAGCATAAGTAAAATCAGTTGCCATTATTTCTCCTTAGTTTTCTTTAGCGAGCCAAACAGGTGCTTCGGTCATACCTAGTAGCCACATAGCCATTAGGCGGTGATGTCCGTCAATGATGATTTGTTCACCATTNCGNTCNANGACNAGAGCAAAATTACGATANGNGGTNNTTGCNCNNCCCATAGCCTCNATATGTTCTTTTANNTTTTTACGGCGTANNTATTCATCCGTAGCAGTTAAATCTTCAAAGCGAANNAACGCTAGTTCTGCCGTATCCCAAATNTTAGGATCAACAGTAATTGTTGGTATTACTTTCCAAGCCGATTCCACAACTTTCTCAGGGTTTATATCCTCAGGTATTTGAGGTGGNTTNGGCAAAATCTTTAATCGAGATTTAGCGCGTTCTACTTCCAACTTGCTAGGTACAAACTTAGCAATATCAGGCATNACNGNTAGTTGAACATCCTCGCTAGTCATATATGGGGCAATATCGCACATACAGTTAGGATGAACAGGTGCATCACCGCTAGGCCAATCCTCATCAATAGATATTGGCGAAACATCTTCGTTCATTTGGCAATCCTCGCAAGGATCAGCCACTAGCCACTCAACCATCTCAACGCCTGAATCGCGGTAGGTAGCAAGTTCAGATTGAACTACTGCGCGCGACATTTCGGTTTGAGCAATAACTANNGCTTGTTGTGGGTCATTAACTACTTGATCCACCATAATAGAAACTTGTTTAGGTGTTACGCCTTCGGCAAGAGCCTTAGATAAAATTGTGCCAATGCGATCTATCTTTGTATTAGATACGCCATCAATAGTTACTGATGCTTGATCCATCAAGCTACGCAATCCACCTTTAGGGCTTATTAACGCCGCCGCGCCTTGATTGCCGGGTGTCCAAGTTTCCCAATTAACTACGCCAACCTTAGGTGCAGTTATGGCTTTGTTACGAAGCATATTGGCAAGGACATAACGACCTGCTAGATCGCCCGTAATCCAACCATCTGCATAGATTCTTTTAAGTTCATCTATTAAAGGTCGCTTATCAACGGTGATGTGAATCTTTGCCCAATCACGCGCCATAGCAGGTGTTACTTGCCCACCTGCAGGATGTGTTTCAGCAAACGATTGTGCTATTGCCTCAGAATCAATCGCCTTATTAAACGCTTCACGAATCTTGTCGGCGTGTTTAGCCGATATGCGAACTATCGCGCCTTTCGCGGGGGATTTCATTACAACCCCAAATAGCGTTCAGCGTACCAGCGCGCACCGTCTAGGTCTTTTGATTCGACAAACTTGTTTAGAACTTCGGCGTAAGTATCCTCGACCTTTTCAAAGTTAAATGATCGGGATGTATTGCCTTTGCGAACCCAACGAATAAAGGTGCGGATTTCATCTTGCGCAGATTTATCTACAGGCTTTTCCTCAATCTTTGCAGGGGCTTCAACAACAGGCTTTTGCTCTGTTGGTTGATCTTGAATACCGTTTTCATCTAGCGATGTTCCTGCTTGAACCATGCCATCAGGAGTCATTAAGAATACTGATTGACCAGCAACAAAAATTGGCATATCAGCCTCAGGAGAATCCAATAATGGAAGTCCTAGATCAGCGCGGTTTTCATTAACAGTTTGTGATCCGTTGCGTGTGCGTAGATCATCGCGCTTTGCAATGTTCTCATCATTTGTGCGCTCGCTAGAAGCCAAGCGGAATTCAAGTTCGCGTGGCATACCTAACCAACGATATGAAAGGTTAGAAATCATTAGCGAAATCCAACGAGCAGTTGGGATAATGCCGATTTGTTCTGCGGCATCTGCTTCACCTGCTTGATGACCTGAGCCACCTAGTCCAGCCTTAGCACTAAATCCAATTTCAGTTGGTAGAACGCCAAAGTGTCCAGTAATAGAAGTGATTAGATAATCATCTAGGCGATCTGAAAACTTCTCTTGGTAGCCCGGCTCAAACGACATCTTTGCACCCGGTAGCAAGAAGCGCATACGATTGCGTTGCTCAGTTTGCCCTGCTAGATCATCATTAAAGATGTTTTCGTAAGCGCGGATTTGCTCAGGTGTTAGATTTGCAGACTCAGGCAATTCAAGCCAAGTCTTAGGCATTACACCATCGGTAAATTCGCCACGAATCCATTGCTGACGGCGCAAGTAAATATCAGCCATAGGCAAGGCGCGTTCAACAGGTGAATATCCATAAACAGAATTAGCTCTACGATTGCGTACAAAGTATGCAAGTTCATCGCTAGAGAATTGACCATCTGCGGCTTCATCATCAATCGTTGCGTTGAATTCTGAACGAGGGAAGCCATACAGAATTTGTTGGAACGCAGGGCCAGTAGAAGGATCAGGGCGCATACCGCGATCATCT